CTGCTGCAAGATATGTCTGCGCCTGCGCTTCTGGAGCACTTTCATTAATTGCATTAACCCTGATATTCGCTGGTATCATATTTCGAAGTAAATACTCCAATTCAGCCACCGGCCCATGCTCATTAAGACTGGTTTGAAGGTTTAAAATGTAGTTATTGTAATCCATCTCAAAAGCTACAGATCCATCAAGCGTCCAAAACACCTCCTCGAAATACCGGATTGTGTATGGCTTTTTTGTTATCATTCTATTCAAGATTTTAAAGCGTCTGATATCTAATGTATCACCACTCTGAACTGCAATGTTTAGCATCTGCTCATACATCGACAATGTCTGACCGTCAGCGGTTGAAATGTACTGATTATTCTGTGCTCTGTGGATATGTTCCCTTATCTCTTCCATTAGATCATCTTCTACAGACATCAGCACGCTTGTTTCATAGATTCCATCATACCAACTTGGAAGCAATTCCTTTAAATCCATTTTATCGATCATGAATAAGTCACCACCCCCAGGAATGCCAGTTCTTGCACCGCGTCGTCAAATTTCAGACCCACATCTGCATCGGCGCCGTTTAAAAAGAGATCTGTTACGTTGAGCACTCCTTCAATCGTTAAAATCCTTGAAATCAGCTGACTTCGATAGATGGTTTGAGCGTACCGGTATAAATCATCATGGGATGACCACGATCTCCTAAGCGCCAAGAAGTATTCACCTAAGACAGTTTCTATCGATGTTTTAAACGCCTCTACGCTTTGTCCGCTCTCCACGTCTACATGCATACTCACGTTAATGTTTTTTTGCGCAGGTGCGGCTACGGTCACCGAGTGGCCAATCGGTGCCAGTCCGTAACCCTCTTGTGTGCCGATTGGGCTGATAACCTCCTGAACACTCTCAATTAGCGATTGAGTCGGTATGTCGTAGTTATTATTTACGATCACAACCCTTACCGTTCCACCGCCGGCCCAAACCGGGTAGATCTGACAAGCACCAACTCCATCAACTCCTGTAGTTAAATTGATATAATCTTCAATATTTCCGCCAAAAGCTGTTACCTGCTGCGTGGCTATTATTCTGGCTCGCAATGCGTCATCTTCTTCCGCATCCCGAGCTGGAACGGTAATTTCCACAACCTGTGCGGTCCCCAATCCATTTAAATGGTCAACCGGCAGTAGCGTGCCGATATACTCATTGCCAACAGACCCTGTTTTTTCGGCCTGCAGCTTATAATACCCTTCCGCTGCTGTAGCTTTTTGAACCGTGTAATACACCGGATCATCACCAACACTGGAGAATCGCCATCCAGATTCTAAACTGGTATAGGGGGCCCCTACTTCATTCGTGAACTTTCCAAGAACAATTGCTTGAGTAGCCTGTATTCGACTAACTCCCCGCTCTTCAGCTCTTAGATCAAGATAATCTCCGGATGCTGTCTGAACAAAAGTTTCAAGTAATACAGTTTTAAGCTGCATAATAAAATCCGCCATCTGATAGCAGGCCGGTGCCAGGGCATCGTAAATAATCGACCCTTCTCGGGTATCAACTCCCTCCGGAACTTTCTCCATTGCAGTATCTAAAAAATAGTTAAAATCAAATTCCTCTAAATATTGTCCAATTTCATCTGTGTTCACGTTTTCACCCCCTGGCCTGCTTTGATATCACCAAAAATTGTTGATACCTTGAATGATACTGTTAATATGTTATTCTCCTGCTGTTGAATCTCAAAATCATCCACCGATGATATCCTATCATCAGCCATCAATCCAGCTCGTATTATTCTTTCGAGTTCAGATTTGACCAGATCAAAGTTCTCACCGATCAAACTGTCAAGCTCAACTCCGTAATTATCCGAATATATACTCCGTTCAAACCGCTCGGTTGAAAGCAGTTTTTCGATCGCTTGCCGCATTGCCGGAAGTCCGTCTGTATATCCAGCGATATGACCGTTTACTATTTTGTATGTTTTAGTTGGGATATTAACATCTTCCATATCAGTCATCAGGTATCAACCCCTTTCTAGGACATAATATACTTGCCCCTTTTGCAGTCTTAGCATCCTAACTTTATCCCCAACCCGCAGCGCTCGGAACACTGTCGCACTACCGGTCTTATCATCGATCGTAATGGACACTGTCAGGGGCTTAACCATTCGAGACAGTATAATATGTGTGCTGCCGATCTCAAAGCGGCTGTCAACTTTAATCCGGAGCGGTGAGGTACTGGTAACCACTCCGAAAACCAGATCCGAAAGGTCATTGTCACTCCGGCCCTGCTCCTTTATTTTTTTTGCTAATTTCTCACCCGCCATCAGCTTAACACCTCCACTTCTAAATCCATGGCGTGAATCGATTCCAGACTGTGCGTGCAGCTGGTCACCAATCCTAAATTATCATTGCCGATTGAATCTCTTTGCAGGTCGGCCAAACGCAAAACAAAACTGCATCCGGCCTGAATGTCCAACGACCCTACACAGTCCAGACTCAGGGTCTTTGTCTCTTTATTGTGCTCGGCCAGAAGATCAGCTGCTTGTTGTTTTAGCTGTGCACTGTTTAGATCCGCATCACTTACATTCTCGACCATCTGAAGCCTACCCCATTTTGCTATGTTTCCACTGTGGGTGGAGGCGTAAACCTCTCTGGTTTCCGTATCCTTATCTTCCCGGATTACTTTAATGGCGTTATATGCATCATCGATCGAAGCTTCGTAATTGTAGCCGGTAACCAGGGACCCGTCTCCCAGCACCAGCTTAGTCACAAACCGATTTAAGGCAAAAAACTCCAATGTACCGTAGTTATCCCGGATGCCATATCGCATATAGTTCCCAGTGCGGGTTTCCCGGATGGCTTCATCGATCATGGTAAAGTAGGTTTTCTTATCTTGAACGACTGCAGCGCAATTGTAACCGCTGTTGTCCAGGACCTTATAAGGCACACCTTGTGTTTGGCATATCTTCGTGAATCTGGCGCTGGCTGTGCCGGCGCCAAACACAATAGTATCTTCATTTTTCAGATACCGCAGATTATCATAGGCAGTGATCTGCCACAGCTTCTCCTTTTTCTTCTTTCGGACAAATACCTTTCCCTTGAAAAGCTTTTTCCCGTCTGCTATCACTTCGATGATATCACCGGCACGAAGAAATACCGCCTTATCTTCCAGGATTGAAAATTCAAGCTTTCCCGGCTGACTATCCAAACCGGTCGTCCATCTTACCTGGCTGACAATTTCCGTGATATCGTAAACTTGGTTATTATTGATGCTTGTTTCAAGTATCTGTATTTTCATACACGCCTCACACTCCCTGCAGTAACCCAGCCCCGCCATCCACCGTTCATGTCAGTAAGATGGTAGGGATGAGAGCGGCCGGTCTTGATAAAGTTGACTTTGCGCGTCGCATTGACTTCGGTTTTTCCCGGTCCGGCCCCATAGCTATCCCGGTGCAATCTGCCATTTGCTATGACCGTGCATCCTACTGTTATAGCTGCCGTATTCACCGGTTGGGTTGTAGTCTTCTTCGCTGTAGATACGGTCTTTGTAAGCGTCGTGACGTATTTTGCGGAATATTCCTGATATTCTTTCAGGTCTATAGTATACTCAATATCTCCTGTCGTATCGACATAAGCATAATCAAAACCCTCGATTGTCATTAACATATTAATATCTGTATCAGTCACAATGAACCGCACCGTTTTATTACTATTTTTTGCTCCTAACAACAAACTGACCCAGCTCTCCGGAGTCATTTCTGTTGCTCCGTTGATTACATAGGGCCTTGTATGGTCCGCCGGAAAAAAAGAAGTGATTGAGGTTTCTGTAAGCGATTTCACACCAAGCTGGTTAATCTCACCAAGTTTCACTACTTCGGTCACGCTGTTGTTAGAACCCTCTTTTATCTCTATCTCTTCCGGATTGACAGGAAGCATATATCGCTTACTATCAATTGTTAAATAAAATTGTATGGCCACTTTACATGCCTCCTATCCTAAATCTGCATCTATGATTTCTATGATCTTATCCTCAAACTTCTGCAGCAGTTTCTCTTCATCAATCTCACCGTTATTGTTATCCACGTAAATTGATACCCGCGGTGTTACCTGCTTATGTTTCACCACCACCTGGCTACTTGCTGAGGCTTTGAATCTTGCGATCTCGCTATCATCCAGCTGCACATCACTTGTGATTACACCACTGGCCGAAACTGTCGCCAGATTGTTCGGTATTGCGAGTTGTGCCAACGACTCACTCGCTGCGCGCACCAGATTTTGTGCTGCTAAAATACCTTTCGCCAGCCCCATTGATACAAATCGGCCTATTGCTATTAATACCTTTGATGGACTGGCGATCTTCAGCGCCGACGAGATTGTCGCGGTTACCTGGTTTGCCACACTCCGTGCAGCTGCAAGTGCATCACCGGCTCCAGCACGAATGCCGGCAGCTAATCCACTCATGGCAAAAACGCCAGCTGCATGCATTTGATCTCTCATGCCCGATATTACTGCAAGGATTGCAGTTTTTCCCGTATTTACGGTTACCACTGCCTGTGACATGCCTGTTGAGATTGCTGCGTTAAATGCTGCCATACCCGTTACCGCAAGCTGTCCGATCGAACTGAAAGTAGAACTTATAGCATTACCGATTGTTGTTAACGACGATGTGCACGCTTGGCTTGCACCGGCAACACTGTTGATTGCTTGGGCCAAACCTGAAAAACCAGTTATTGCAACGCTAATCCCCGACCCCGAACCCTCTAAACCGCTCAGTGCGGCAAGGATGGTTTTAATCTCTTCAATCTTCGCCACCACTAAGGCCGATTGAATCTCAGCTCCGGCAAGTTCGTTGATCGATCCGATTAGTTCAAGCAGCGTAGTAAAAGAGGCCTTGACCTCTCCGAGCTGTGAACTTGTAATCGCCGCCCCTGCATATTCAACAAGGCTGGCTGTTCCTAATTGTTCAATCAGAGTGGCTATTTCGGTCATCTTGGATGCCGCCTCTCCAACCTGGATCTCAGCCCCCGCTATTTGATTAATTGGTTCTACTAAGTTAAACAGTGAATCGAAAGAATCCTTAACCTTTGTAAGCTCTGCACTCTTTATCATTGTACCAACATATTCAACTATGTTGGATGTTCCCAAAGCTTCAATGACCGCATTGATATCAACAACCTTCTGCTT